CTTCCCCTTGTGTCGGTTCTTGTCCTTGCCACCGATGTAGGTTTCGTCAACCTCAATCTCACCCGCCAGCGAACCCAGCACGTCAGCGTCTAACATCGCTGCGCGGAGACGGTGGCACATGTACCACGTCGTCTCATAGCTCCCCTTGCCGGCGACCTTCCCAGAGCGCGTCATGGTCTGGCCGAACACGGTGCGCTGCACCTGAAGCGCGCTCATGCCCTTCTTGGAGGTCAGCATGAGCAGGAGGACGCGGAACCAATCGCGAAGCGGAATCTTCGTGTCCTCGAAGATGGTGCCCGTCGTGAGGGAAAACCCATAGCCCTTGCACGACTCGGGCGTCTTGCAGATCCAGCGGTAGGACACGGACTCGCCGGCCTTGGGGGCGCGGCGATACACCTTGTCCGACCGGCTGCAGCGTGGGCACGAAACCTCACCATTCGGCCATCGCAGTCGGAACAGGTGGGCGCGGGCGGATGCCTCGTCGGGGAACCGGCGATTGAGGTCATCGAGCGTCATGGCTCCTATGTAGCCCATCTTGGGTTAGGTGTCAATACCCGGATAATCGCCCGCGCACGGGAAGAAGTGACCAGCACGACCTAGGAGGCATGATGCCGCTCATTCAACTCGTTGTGGTCCTCATCGTGATCGGGCTCATTCTTTATCTCGTCGAGAGTCTCTTGCCGCTCGACCCCGCCATTAAGCAGGTGATCCGCGTCGTCATTGTGCTGGCCGTCGTGCTCTGGTTGCTCTCGCTGGTTGGCCTCATTCCGGCGCGGATTAGCCGGGCCGACGGCGTGACGGCGCTGACCTCGAGCGTCACCTAACAGCCGCCCCCCCTTGACACGCCGGGGGGGCGCAAGGCACACGGGCCCGCCCGATGGCACGCACAGCGATGCCGCCGAAGGGCCGCCGCGGCGCGGGGGCGTCGGGCAAGGGCAAGGTACTCGTGCCGCCGCCGGCCACCGGCAAGGGCAAGGGCAAGGGCAAAGCGCTCGTGCCGCCGATGAAAGGCGCCGCCGGGCCGCCGCCGCGGCCGATGCGCGGTCGCGTGGTCACCGTGCCCGTGCTCCCGATCGGGCCGCCGCCGGGCCGCCGCATGGGACCGCCGCCCCCGGGCGTCGGGGCCCCGCCGCCGATGGCCCCCGAAACCCCGCGCGCCGAGCGCCTCGAGGGGCCTCCGCCGCCCGCGATGCAGCGCCGCGGCGCCCCGGGAATGATGGCGGCGCTCCGCCGCGGCAAGGTGGCGTTCTAGTGTTTGGCGGGCCCGGCGGCGTCGACTCGGCCGAGCTCGGCACGCTCACGCAGGAGCTCGAGGCGAGTGGGTACCACACGTACCTCCGCACCTACGTCGAGGGCCGCATTGCCAATCTCCTCGTCGACGACGTGACCGACCCCTATGTGGCCATGAAGCGCCGGGGCCAGGTCGAGGAGCTGCAACGCCTCGTCGTGCCGCTGTTTGTCAAGACGCTGGCGCTCACCGCGCTCGCCCGCCGCGCCGAGGCGCGCGCCACCGCCGAGGCCGCGCGGCCCGTGCTGCCCGGCCTCGAGCGCGCGTGGTGGCACGATCCCGTCGACGAGCTCCCGATTCCCTAGAGGACGCACGCCATGGCCGACGAGCAACCAATCACCGCCCCCGCACCCGCCCCCGACGGCGGCGGCGCCCCGCCCCCCGAGGCCGGGCCCCCGCCGGCGGAGGAGTGGGGCACCCGGTTTGCTCGCCTCGAGGGCGACCTCGCGCATGAGCGCGAGCAACGCGCCGCCCTCGAAGGCACGTTGCGGCTCCTCGCCCCACAACCGCAGCAGCCGCAAGGGCCGCCGGCGCTCGTCCGCCTCCCCCGCGACGCCGCGCAACGGATCGCGGCCACGCTCGGCGGGCAATGGAACGAGGACACCGTGCAGAGCCACGCGCCGATCTTCGCCGCGTTCCTCCAGGAGCTCGCCGCACCGCTCCTCCAGGGCATCGAGGGCATGGCGGATACCGTCGACCTGATCCAGGTCCGGCAAGACGTGCCGCAGTACGAGACGCAGGCCGAGGAAGCCGACCGCGTGCGGGTGGAGTATCGCCAGCGCGGGCAGGTGATCACGCGCAAGCAGGCCGTGGCGCTCGTGAAAGCACGCCGCATGGACGACCCGAAATACGTCGATTCGCTCGTCGACGCGCGCGCGCAGCAACGCGGCGCCGACAACGCGCAGCGCGCCGTGTCCGCCGGCGCCGCCGTCACCGAGGGCGGCTCGAGCGCGCAGAAAGCCGGCCCGGAGCCGACCAAGCAACCGCGCGTACCCGTGACGCGCGAGGCCTTTGCCCAGATGACGCTCGAGGAGAAACGCAAGGCGCTCGAGGGCGCCGCGCTCTAGAGGGAGGACGCCGCCATGCCCGGAAGTACCTACAACTACAATGATCCGGGGCTCGCGACCTCGACCAGTCTGGCGAACGACCTCGCGCCACTCTGGTTGCAGGCCGAGCTGCTCGCCGTCGCCGAGAAGCTGACCGTCTTCCAGGACATCGGCGACACGCCCACCATGCCCGAGGGCGAGGGCAAGACGTACTCCGCGCAGCGCTACGAGCGGCTCGCGTTGCCCGGGGCGCCGCTCTCCGAGGGCGTCACGCCCGACGCCACGCCGCTCGTGGTGAACAAGGTGACCGCGCTCCTCGATCAGTGGGGCATGGTCGTCGCGTTGACCGACGTCGCGCTCATGACGACCCAGCATCCGGCGCTGAACGCCGCCAAGGACCGCCTGGGCAACTCGTCGGCCGAGTTGCAGGACCGCGAAATCCAGAAAGTGCTCATGGGGGCCGGGCAGGTCGTGTACCCGGGCGGCAAGACGTCGCGCACGACGCTCGTGGCCGGCGACGTGCCGACGACGGACTTCGTCTCGGGCATCGTCGCGACGCTCCGCCAGCTCGGCGCGCCGACCTTCCCGGGCGCCATGTATGCCGGCGTCATTGATCCCTACAGCGAGCAAGACCTCGCGAAGGATCCGACGTTCGTGAGCTCGCATCAGTTCGCGGAAAACACCGCGCTCATGAACGCCGAGATTGGGCGGTGGCGTGGCGTGCGCTGGAAGCGCTCCAACCTGCTGCCCATTGTGTCGCTCCTCGCGACCGGCGCGGGCGGCGCCTCGGCGACCAACCAGGCCGCCGGCACGGGCGAGACGGGCTTCACGGCCGGCTCGACCGTCAAGGTGGTCGTGGCGCTCGCCGATCCGACGACCGGGCTCGACATCAAAGCCATTGCCACCGCGAGCGTGACGAATGCCGCGGCGTATACCGTCGCCTTTACCATCACCGCGACGGCCCCCGAGGGCCGCTACAACGTCTACGTGTCGGCCGAGGGCGGCACCGTGCCGACCTATCAGACGACCGTGGTAAAGCCGGTCGGCGCGCAGTACGTCGGCGTCGTGGCGAAAGCCGTGACGACCGCGGCCGCCCTCACGTCGGTCGGCTACAGCGCCACGGGTGCGCCCGCCGCCGCGGATCCGCCGGCGACCGGGTCGGTCCATATCGGGTACATCTTCGGGAAAAGCGCCTTCGCCGTGCCCGCGCTCGGGTCGCGCGTCGAGACGACGTTGACGCCGGCGACGGCGCGCGACTCCGATCCGTTGAAGCAGCGGCGGAAAGCCGGCTTCAAGTTCATGACGAAGACCTGCATTCTGAACACGGACTTCTTTCGCCGCTTCGAGTGCCAGAGCGCGTTCTCATGAGTGATCCGCTCGGCACCCGTCCCGTCGGGCGGCCCCGCAAGGTGCCGGCGTCTCCCGAGGCGCCGGCACCCGAACCCGCACTTGAGGCTTCCGAGGACGGCGGCATCGAGCCCGAGGCCGAGGCGCTCGCCTTGGAGGCGCTCGAGGACCGCGCGCCGCTCACGCCCGCCGTGGTGCACGCGCTCAACCAGACTTGGCGGGATGTCGTGCAGTATGACGACGAGGGCTCAAAGACTTTGGCCCGACGCATCGTCGCGCGGCTCCGCCGGGCGGGTCATCGTGAACTGCATCCCGGCTGCCAACGGGTCACGCTCGACGTGCCCTTGCTCCCGAACAAGGTCTATGTGCGGATCAACGAGCGCGCGTATTTCGGCACGGTCGAGGTGTGGGAATGCACGGCGCGCACCATCCTGGAGCTCGTGCATCATGCCCGGCGCGTCGAGGCCGCGCGCATGGACGACCGGCGGGCCGATGGCCCGTCCATTGATCTCGATTCCCCGCTCGCCGAGCGCGCGCGGGCGATTCAACGCGCATGATGGCGCGTGGACCCGCGGCCCGGATCGGGCCGGTGCCGACGTTTTCCGGCCAGCTCGTCAAGGTGACGGGCGAGGGCGAGCACATCACAATTGCGTTTACCGCCGAGACACCCGAGACGCTCGACGCCGCGGTGGCCGCCGCCGGCGCGGCGGCGCTCACGCGGCTCCGCGTCAACAACGCCGCCGTCCTCGAGGCCGGGGCGCATTTCGAGGACCGGCAACGCCAGGTGTACGCCAACGCGGTGACGCAGCTCCGCCGCGAGCTCGGCGTCTCCGAGCCGCCCGCGGAGAAGGAGGACGTCCCTCGTGCCGACGATTCCGCCGGGGCGGTACACGCGACAGAAAATCCGTGACCTCGCGCTGAATCGCGCGGGCAACCGCGCGCTCGACGCCGACGCCGCCGACTTTCTCGCGCAACACCTCTTCGAGCTCTATACGCTCGCCGACTGGCCGTTTCTCTACGTGTCGGCACCGCTCGTGCTCACGGGCCCGACCGTGGACTTGCCCGTCGATTTCATGACGGCGCAAGACGATCACGCGTTTCAGATCGTCCGCATTGATGGCACGGCGCAGAGCAATTGCTTTGCCGTCGAGGTGTCGCCCGAGGAATTGACCGCCTTGGCGCCGGCGGCGGGCACGACCACGGGCGGCGTGCCGCAGTATTGGGCCGTGTCGCGGAGCGATACCACCGCACGCGTGACGCCCGACCCGACCGGGCGGCGGATTGACGTCCTGTTGCGCTACAAGCGCCTCCCGGCCGAGCCGCTCCCGGCCGTCGAGCCGGCCGATGTACCCGTGTTCCCGTACCACAACTACCTCGTGCAGGCCGTGTACGTCTTCGCGCTCGAGCACGAGCGCGACGCCCGCGCGCAAGCCGAGGGCGCCGCGCGGGACAATCTGCTTGGCATGATCCGCCGCGGCGCCGCGCCGCTGCGCTCGCAACGTGCCGACATTCCGCTCGACCCGCTCGTCTTCGGGCGGCCGTTCCGAGGCGACTAGATGCCGGGCGCGACTGACCGCGAGTTGCCGATTCCCGTCCGCCGCTTTCAGGGCACGATGCTGGCGATGGATCCGGCATTCGTGCCGCTCGGGTGGCTCGCGCGGTGCGAGAATTGGGTGCCGGATCTCACGTTGATCGTGAGCAAGCGGCGCGGCAGCGCCCCGTGGCAACGGTTGCCGCAACCCGGGCGCGTCGATCCGTTGCTCTACTGTAGCGGGAGCGACGGCACGCGGTACCTCTACTGTGTCGCGAATGACCAGCTCTACGTGTCGGTGAACGACGCGCCGATCGTCACCGTGGCGAATGGCGCCTTTACGGCCGGCCCGGTGGAAGATCTCCGCTACGGCGCCGCGGTCGCCGGCGATACGCTCTACGTCGGTAACGACGTCGACCCGATCAAACAGATTCCGCTCGGCGCCGCGGCGGTCGACCTCGTCTCGCTGGCGCTCCTCGACGATACGGGCCAGGTGGCGACGGCGATTGCCGACGAGCTCGCCCGCGTGCTCGCCGGCACGTATAGTTATCGGTGGGCGATTTACAACGCGTCCACGGAGCGCTGGACGAAAGTCGGGCCGGTGCGCACGGTCACGACCGCCGGCTCCGGGCGCCAGCGGCTCGGCTTCCGGGCGCCCACGGTCGCACTCGGGACGAATGAGCTGTACCACCTCTTTCTCGCCGGCGTGGATCAGGAGATCGAAGGGGCCCACGACCAGACGCCGGCGGGTCTCTTGGCGTCGAGCGGCGTCGATCAATTCGCGCTCTGGGATGATCCGGCCGTGGAATCGGCGAGCGTGCCGATCGCGTCGACGGTCACGCGGCGCGGCGCGCATCTGATCGCACATCGCGGCCGCTTGTGGGGTGCCGGCGGGCTCGATGCGACAGCCCGGCGCGCGTGGGCCACCAACGTGCTCGTGCCCGGGCTCGAGCAAACGCTCTTCAATCAGGGGCTCTTTTTCCCCGCCGGCGCCGTGACGCCCGATCTCGGCGGCCCGGTGACGGCGCTCGCGGTCGCGACCTTGTCGTCGACGAATCGGAGCCCGACGTCGCCGCTCGGGCTCTTCACCGAGACGAGTACCTGGCTCTATTTCGGCGACCCGCTGGACGATCCGTCCTCGACGCTCGTGCAAGTCTCCGACGAGGTCGGCTGCATCGGCGATCGCACCGTGGCGTCGACGCCGCTCGGCATTCTCTTTTGCGGCAAGCGGAGCGTGTATCTCTTGACGCCGCAGCAAGCCGAGCCGAAAGACATCGGCTGGCCGATTGAGCCCGCCATCCGGGCGGTGCCCGTGTCCGAGCGGGCGCGGTGCTGGGCAATCTATCACCGCGGCTTCTACAAGCTGGCGCTCGTGCCGGCGGGCGGCACAGAGCCGACCGAAGAATGGTGGCTCGACCTCCGCCGCGGGCTCGGTGATCCGCCGAATTGGTGGGGGCCGCACACCACGCCCGGCTACAGCGCCGCCGCGCGCGCGACGAATCACCCCGCCGAGGAAGATCGCGCGTGGGCGGCGCAAGACAGCTCGGTCGCGTTCTTCGTGCTCTTGGATCAAGCCGACCGCTACACCGATCCGGTCGGGCCGCGCACGGGCGGCCAGTGGAACGTGGCGCACTGGAATGTGGACGCGTGGGCACAAGAGAACGCTGTGCCGATCGTCTCGCGCATCATCACGGCGGATCTGGACGGCAACGCGCCCTTGACGCCGAAGATTGCGAAGCGCGCGCGCATCGTGGCCCATGTGTTCGAGAGTACGTCGCTCGGCATCACCGTCACCGCCGATCATAGCTACGGCGTGGCGGGCACACTGCACGTCCCCATCACGACCGGCAACGTATGGGACACGAGCGATTGGGACACGTCGGAATGGGCCATGCAGACCTGGATCCTCAGCGAATTCGAGTGCCCGGTGCCCGAGCCGCGGGGCCGGCTCTTTTCCGCCGTCTTGACGCACGTCGATCCGAATCCGTGTGACCTCCGCGACTTCGAGCTCCGCGTGCAACCGTCGAGCCGCGAGACCCGGTAATGGCGCAGATTCCCCGCCCGCCGAAGCAAGGCAACGTGATGACCTACGTTGCGAAGGTCGCCGCGGGGTATACACACATTCTCGCCGGCGAGGTCGACGCCGATCTCGATACGATCTACGGGGCGTGGAATAGCGGCGCGGATACCGTCAACATTCGTGACGGTGCGGTGACGAGTGCCAAGCTGGCCGCCGATGCGGTCGGGCCACGCGAGCTGCAAGACAGCGGCGTCGGCACGGCGAACCTCGCCGACGCCGCGGTGACGACGCCGAAGCTCGCCGACGGCGCGGTGACGGATCCGAAGATCGTAAGCGTCGCCTGGGCGAAAGTGACCGGGCCGCCCGGGAGTTTCGCGCCGAGCGGCGCGGCGGGCGGTGATTTGCAAGGCAGCTATCCGTCGCCGCAAATTCGCGACGGCGCGGTGACGCCGGCGAAGCTCGCGCCCAATGCCGTGACCGGCACGAGTGTGGCGGCGGGCACCATCGGCGCCCGCGAGATTGCCGACTTGAGTGTCGGCACCGCCGAGCTCGCCGACGGGGCGGTGACGCGGGCGAAGCTGGCCGACACGGCAACCAGCGGGTTCAGTGTCTCGGCGGCGAATCCGACCGGGTTTGTACTGAGTACGGCGGGCGTGTGGACGAATTATGTCGTCTTGCCGAGCCTGACGACGCGCGGCGGTCCGGTGCTCTTGCTCGCGAATGCCGGGACGAGCGTCGCGGCGCTGGCCGGCGCGGTGCCATGCAATGTGCGCTGGTTGCGCGATGGGAGCTCCATCGCGTCCGTCTCCTGGGAGATCGTGGCGATCGGCGGGAACATCACGCCGTTGCCCGGGCTGCATTGGATCGATACCACGGCGGCGGCCGGGGCCCATGTGTATAGCTATCAGGTGCTCGCCGGAACGAGTGCGACGATCTACAGCTCGACGCAAGCCGCGGTCGGGTTCTTCGCGATGGAGATTGGCTAATGGCAGTCACGCGGCCGCTCAAAGAGGGCAGCGTCACCACCTATCAGCAAAAGGTCGCGCTCGGCTTTCCCGACATTCTCGCGAGTGAGGTGGATGCCGACCTCGATACGATCTATGCGGCTTGGAATGGCGGCATCGCCGATGGGTCCGTGACGCCCGCGAAGCTGGCCGCCGGCGCGGTCGGCACGCGCGAGCTGGCGGATAACGGCATCACGGCGCCGAAGCTGACCGTGGATTGCGTCAACAGTCTGGCGATCGCAGCGGGGGCCGTCGGGACATCGGAGCTCGGCGACAGCACGATCACGGCGCCGAAGCTCACCCCCAACTGCGTGAGCGGCCCGGCGATTGCGGACGCCTCGATCGGGTGGGCAAAACTCGGGGAGCGGGCCTATGCCCGCGTCTGGCGCGCGGCACCGCCGGCGCTGGTGCATAATACAAATACCGTGTTCTCCTTCGATCAGGTGGACTCGAATGTCGGCGGCCTCTTCAGCATCGGTGCCCCGGATCACTTCACGATTCAACAGACGGGCTTGTATCTTATCGGGGCGGGTCTGGGTTTCCCCGGCAGCACCGGGGGTGTCCGGCGCGAGGTCTGGATTGACGCGGGCTTCTACGCGGCCAACGAAAACCGGGCGCCCAGCACGCAAACGGCCAACGTGACGCTCGTGGTCATTCTCGCATTGAATGCCGGGGCCCTGGTCAAACTGTGGGCGTATCAGGACTCGGGCGGCCCCCTGACACCTCTCACGTCCGGCGCGGCGTCGCCCAACTTCTGGATCCTGCGGGTGGGATAGCGCATGCACGAGCCCGCCACCTCTGCCAGCGTGTCGGCCGGCGTCCTCGACCGCGCCACCGTGACGGCGCGCCGGGCCGCCGTCCACGCCGAGCTCCTCGAGGCGATGCGCCATGTGGAGCGCTACAAGGGCGCGCTCGCGCTCCTCGACGACCTCTTGCAGCTCGAGGACGCGCCCCCGCCCGAGGACATCGCATGATCCGGCCCGCGGTCTTTGGCGACGTGCCCGCGCTGCGCCGGCTCTTTGCGGCGCTCACCGCCGAGCTCGAGGCGACCCGGCCGCAGCCGTACCCGACGCACGGGCCCGACGACCTTGATAGCTTCACGCTCTTGACGGCGCGCCGGATCGAGCAAGACCCGACGCTCCTCTTCTACGTCGCGACCGACGATGCCACGGGCGAGCTCGTCGGGTATCTCGGCGGCGAGGTCTCCGAGCGGGCGATCGGCGAGCCGCGCGTGTTTGGGGCCGCGCATTGGTTGTATGTCGCCCCGCCGTACCGTGGCCGCGGCCTCGCCCGCGCGCTCGTCGTCCGGGCCTGCGCGGACCTCGAGGCGCTCGGCGTGACGCACGTCGAGCTGGCCGCCGGTGCCGGCGACCTGCAATGGATGGCGCGGGGCTGGATACCCTATCTCGTCCACCATGCGTTGCCGCTCGCTGCCGT